TACTACTGCTCTAGCTATTTCTTTGTCTATCTCTTTGTTTAATGTAGGAGATTGAACATTGATTGCTTTGGCTTGTTGGTAGAATAATAAATCAGTTGCGTAATCTCTAATGTTAAATGAATCAGGGTAATTAATCTCTCCGTCAAATGGTGTATCTTGGAACATAGCATATAATCTAAATAGTTGTTCTTCTGCTATTTCTAAATTATCAGCTTTCTCAGATAGTCTAGCATTTAACAATTCAAATTCTGTTTGTAGTGCTACACCACTAGAGATACCTGATTTAGTAGTTCTTACTGCACCGATATGTGCAATTCTATTTATTGAACTAACTTTGTTTTCGATTGAGTCCATTATTGAAGTTAAGCTAGACCCTGATGGTTGTAGTAAATAAGGTTTTAAGTTTGGTTCTAATTCATCAGGCATTTCTATAACTGCACCAGCACCAGCAGAAGCATTAACACTTGGAGTCTTAACTAATGATGGGTGGTTTGTTAATCTAATTAATTGTTCCATTTCTGAATACTCATTGTAAATAGACTTTTGTAAGTCAGCTATATCTGTAAGGTCAGATTGACCAATTCCCCTTTTGTGCGATTTGGAATTGTATAAAATAACTGCTGGTATTTTGCCAATCTGATTATCGACAGTATCTATTACTCGTGGTTCTTCTCTATCAGGCATATACAAAGTATCAATTCTATCAGGATACCAAACTCTCATATATGTTCCGTTTTCACGATCTACTTCTTCTCTTATTTTTAAGTAGTTTAGTTCATACTTACCATTAGGTTGTCTTTCAAAATTCCAATCTAAAACATTCTCAGGTGTTACGATTGAAACATAAGGTCTTATATCTTGTTGTAATTCTTCTGCTCTAGTATTTGTTTGAATATTAGGTTTATCTATAATCATAAAACAATGACCATAGATTGACGCATAATTTTGTGCTGATTTAACTACATTACTTAAACTGTTACCCTCTAAGTCTGCGTCTTTTAAAAAATATTCTAAGCTTTGTTCATCTGTTAAAGAACCAAAATTTCTTGATGGTTTTACTCTAAATAAAAATGATGAATAAATTTGAATCACATTCTTACAATGATTATCGCAAGGTGTGTTAGCTAGTCTTTGATTGAACTCGTTATCTAATTCTAAATTGTATCTACTAAGATATTGACCAACCATATAATCGTAACCACCATTATAAGACCTAATGTAATACTCCCAATTCTTTACTGTTTCTTGATAGTCTTTGTGAACTGCGATTGCTTGATCTCTTGTGTAACTCATTATTTAATTGCCCATCTTGTAGGTTTTGAAAACTGAACATTACTTGTAAGGGGTTTTATAAAATCAATTAAATAACCTAGTGCATCATTCATATGGTCAAAACCTTGTTCCTTATCAGGAATATTTGTGTTTTCCTTGTATATCTGTCTTTGTAATCCTTTTATCATTGTTTTGCAAGATTTTGAAACGAAAATATGTCTTGTACCTTTAGAATCTTTTAACTTAGCATTAACAGCATTGACTCTATCTCGTATTGATGGGTGTTTATGTTTTACCTTAACTTTAAAACCAGCATTTTGTAATATGGATAAATCAGTTCTACCACCAGCAGATGTCTTTCTTTGTCTTGAAGCTGGGTCAGGATATATAAAGATTTGTGCTTTAGAACCATACCTATCTCTTATCTCTTGGCACATTTCATCAGTATTACTTGAATAAATAATGATTTCATCTACTGCATATATCTTATCTTTTTCTATTTGCGTTACACAAGCTGACATTGGGTCTACGTTAAAGTCCATTCCAATATGTAAAGGTTTTTCCCAATCTATTTTACGATCTATTACAGACTCAACAGGGTGGAAATTATAATAAACACTACCAGCATAATTTTCAAACGTACCCTCAAACTCTTGTCTAAATGTTCTAATATCAATGTCTTGTTTAGCTTGTTCTATTTCTTCTTTAGAAACCATACCACCTTGAACAGTAGTATATTGATAACTGCCCCAATGATCGTCTTGCTTACCTTTAAGATACATCTCATAACTCCAATTACCATAACCTTTAGGTGTTCCACACATTAAAACATCTCCAAGTGTATCAGCAACAGATGCTCTTAATACTTCAAACCAAGCTTTTTTATCTATGTCTGCGAACTCATCTAATATTAAAAAGTTTAATCCTGAACCCCTTAGTGCATCATAATTATCAGCACCCTTTAATGAGATAACACTATTAGTTTTTCTTATCCTAATAGACATTGTTGTTTCGTTAATATCCTCAATCCAATTAAATGAATTAAGCATTTCTTTAAGATTCGCCCAAGCTATCTCTTTAGCCATTTTAAATGTTGGTGCTACATACCATATTTTTTGATTTGGTTGAGATGCGTATTTCATCATCTCAGTAATACAAAGATATGTCTTACCGAATCTTCTGCCTGATATTAAGACTCTAAATCTTTTTTTGCACGAACTGACTTCGTATTGTGGCTTTGTTAATTTTATTTTCATTCACTAGGGTCGTAAAGTCCAAATAATTATAAATGTAATAACAGCTAAAGCAATAACAGTATTAACAGGAAAGAAAAATTCCATTAATGTGCTAGTCTATCCATATGTGCATAAATTCTAGCAATCACTTTATCTAAATTCATAAGTTCGTTTTGTAGCATATAAACTAAGGTCTGTAATTCTACTAATGTTATTAATACCCAAGTAGATAAACCAAATAATACAGTTCCAGCAAAAGGAACTATCCATTTATTAAACTGCTTCATTAGTTCGTTAATGGATTTTTACTTGATGCTTTTAGTTCTTGTATTTCTAACTCTAAGATTTGTATTGTCTTATCTAATACAGCTATATCTTTTTTATTCTCACCTATAACCTGTAACATTGAATCAGGATTAAAAGGTGCAGATATGTTATTTAGCTTTTCTTGTATTTCGCCATATTTAACAAATCCAGCACCGATAGCTGTAATAAGACCTATAAGAGTTACAATACTCGTTAGATTTTTTTTAATATTATCCATTTTTTAAGTCCATTATTTCTAAACGCAATCTATTTTTCTTGTACTTGATTTCGTTTAATTTCTTAATCTTAATATCTAGTATATCATTAGAAGTATATTTAACTAAATCAATATTCTTATATATTTCTCTATTATCAAATATTTCTATCTGATTCAAATATATATCTTTTGGTATGTAAAATTCTATGTTGTTATAAGCAATAAGTGATATATCGCTATCTATCATTCTATCCATTTTAATTAGATTTTTTAATTCTAAATTCTTTACAGGGTTCTTAATCTTAGCATCTACTTTAGCCATTATCACCTTTAACTCAGGTTTAACATTCTCTTTAGTAGCTGTTTCTTTTTTAGCAACAGTTTTAGTTTCTTGCTTAACTGCTTTCTTTGTTTCTTGCTTTGGCTTACTAGCAACAACAGTTGTTTCTTCTTTTATCTTTTCTTTAGGTTCTTCTTGCTTAGACTCTTTAACAACTTCCTCAATAACTTCTTTCTTCATAGTTTCTACTGCTTTAGTCTTATTCATTTCTTGAACTACCTCTTGTACTTTAGCCACTTCTTTAACTGTGGCTTCTTTAGCAGTATAAACAGTAACTGACATTGTTTCTTCGTTTAACTCTACACTAACTACTGCACCATTAGTTTCTAAATTAAGTTTTTCACCAATGCTTTCTTCAAGTCCTGATACAACATTCCATATTTCAGACTCATTAAGATTTGTAGTGCCTAAAGATTCATTAATACTTTTAATTTCTGCTGTGCTTAATGGTTCATAATCGTCTGTTGGAAAGTCTAAAGCCATTTCAGCACCTAATAAGTTTGTACCTCTTAATGCTGATGTTGTACTACCTGAACCATCAACTCCTTTCCAAGACCACTCATATTTGTTTGCGTGGACTCCGTTATAATGTAAGTTGTCATTCCATACTCTCTCATTGTTATTATATCCTGAGTCTGTTGTTCTTATTTGTGTAGATGAAGCTAATACATTTTCGTCTGCATCTAATACTTTCATTGTTATGGTATAACTATCAACTGCACCAGCAGAAGAACCACATTTATAAGCTGAACCACTCCATTCACAATTTTGTACTGCAATAGAACTTGTAAGGTTTATTCCACCATTAAGCTTTTGTTGAGTTGATGTATGACTAACTCCATCAGGTGTACTTATTCCATCTATTCCTACTAATGAACCATTCGCAGTAATTGTTAAGTCGTGTGATGCTTCTATTTCTCCGACAGATGAATTAGCTTGACCACAAGCATTTGAAACTTGTACTTCACAAGTAACAGTAAATCCGTTGTGTGTTGAATTGTTAGTAAGAGAAGTTGTTGATGAAGCGACTCCATCTAATTGAGCATTACTGTAATTAGATGTTGCTGTTCCAGCATTAGGCAATATGTTTGTTGAGAAAGCTGTATCGTTATCTTCTGCTAATCCTACTGAACTTGCAAAGATAGATAACATAGTCCAAACAAATGCACATAATAATATATAACCCCACCATCTCATATTATTTATCTTGCTCTATATCTATTTCTTCTAATGCTTGATCTATTTTATCTCTTTTCTTCATTCTTTTTACATAGGTCTTAAAGTCAGGTCTTTCAAATTCATACTTTTTCCAAATGGCTAATGCTTCTTTACCTATCTTGCCATCAACAGGACAAGGTGTTCCAGCATTAATCATAGCTTCAAAGACTCTCTCATCTTGACACAATAAAGCCACACTTCCTACTTTCATACCAAAGTCATATAATACTTTTGCTAATTTAATTCTTTCACAATTCATATCTCTAAATTGTTTTCCACCTGATATACCTAATCCAAATGTTTGGAGTCCACCACTTGCACCTGTTGCACATACATCTTGGCTTTGTGCAGAAAAAGATGGTGCGTTAGCAGTAGGTGGTGCTGATCTTATATTAGAATTACTTGTACTGTTTGTAGTTGAGTTAGAACTTGAACCATCTTGATACGTTGTTGCACCCCCTGTATATCCACCCTCAATACTTGTATTAGAACCACTTACATTGGTTTGTGTTTCTGCTGAATATGTTGTGTTTAAATCTTCCCAAAAAAATCCTATAAATAAAAATAATACTGCTAAATATTTCACGTTGAACTCGTTTCTTTACACATAAACTTAATATAAGTTTTGTATTCATTTACAAAATCTTTATCAAATTCATACATTAATTTGTGAGAAGCATAATAACCATAAACACCACAATCGTGATGATCTTTAAAATTTGTATATTCAGGTTTAATTTGTTTGCACTCATTCCCAGCAAAACCACTACATATAAACATTATTAATAAGTATTGCATTAATAAGGTCTAACCCAAGTTGCTAGAATTATAAATGCAACAATCAACCAAAACGTAAAATAGTAGTTCATAGTCATATAATCCATTGTTTGTTTTTTACTCATATCCTTTTAATATCCACTTTATAATCGTTCTAATGTATTTTTTAATCTTCTTCATATCTTAAATCCTTTTTTCCAACTTTGTATTGCCCAATAAGCTGGGCTTAAATTCTTCTGACCTTT